GTGAAGGTTACTGGCGTCCCATACGTTACCAGATGGAAAAGAAACGTGAGGGCTGGCTGGCCCGTCCGTTTGCCAGAAGCGAGTCCAACCAGGTGTCTACCGGTAAGATCCCTATCCTGCCTTACGAGCGAATCATAGAGGAATGCCTCATAGACATTGAAAGATGGAACAATACCGAGCATAGCATCTACAAGGGTATGACACGTTGGGAAGTTTTCCTCCAGAAGCAGAATCCGGATAACACGAACGCTATCAACTGGCGGAGCATCCTTCCCTCCTTGGGAAGGAAGGTCGCTACAAGCGTAAGCCTTGCCGGCCAGGTACGTTTCCGCAAGATGTGGTATATGTTGGGAGATAACGGTACCTTGGCTACAGGCGACAAGCTCATCGGGTATATGCGTACGCTGGCCGGCAAGGAGGTGGATATCCACTACATGGACGACAACGACGGGAGTGTACTACGCGCCGTTATCTGTCTCAGAGATGACAGCAGGATTGTCTGCGAAGCGGTTCCGCAGCCTGTTACAGCACGTTCAGCACTGGAAGAAACTCCTGAGCAAAGGAAGAACCGTGAACTCATGGCCCGTTACCGGAATACACTGGAGGGCTACAGCCGCAGACACTATCAAGAAATCGGCAAGGTGGTAGTCATCGATCACAGGAGTGACACGCTCAACGACAAGTTCCGCATCTCCTCGCTTGACAGATGGCACCATCCCGAAGAACGTGAGGAGGTTGAGATCCTGGAAGAGACACCGGTGGACGATATCATTTTAAATGATCCGCAAATATCCTTTAATAAAGATTTAAGAACAAACTTTTAAAATATAACTGATATGGAAATAGAAACTACCAGAGAGTACAGACAGAAAGTACTGGATGCCCTGAAGGAGGCAAGAGAACTCTTCAGTGGCAGTAACGGTGAATTTGCCAAGAAATACGGACTTAATCAGGGTATCTACAGTGAGATTGTCAATGGAAAGATCACTGCGGATACCGAAAAGAAGATCGGTCACAGAAAATGGCTGTCGGTTGGCCGGTTGCTGGGAGTAACCGCTTCGGAGCGTATGTGGAGAATGGCCCGTACGGATGTATTTAATATGATTGAGCAGTATGTGGATTTCTGCAAGGAGTATTCCAAGGCGATGATGTTCGTGGACGAATGCGCCATCGGCAAGACCTATTCGGCTCTTTATCTTTCCCGTAACCGCAAGAACTGTTTTTATCTGGATGCCACGCAATGTCGCAGCCGTCGCTCCTTTATTCTTCACCTGGCGCGTTGCATCGGTTCCGACGAAGGAACAGTGGAGGAGATGGAAGACAGTATCAAGTATACCCTATGCAATATCCCTTCTCCGGTCGTGATTATTGACGAAGCCGGCGCACTGAGTTATGCGGCACTGGAGTCTCTGCATGGCCTGTGGAACGGTACGGAAAACATGTGCGGCTGGTTTATGATGGGATCTGACGGACTTCGCACGAAACTGCAGAATGGAAAGGGACGTAGCAGGAAGAATTCATTCAAGGAACTGTTCTCCCGCTTTTCCAGCAAATATTATTCGATTGTGCCTACGGGTAAGGATGACCGGCTGCTGTTCTACCGTCGGCTGATCACGGATGTGCTGTCGGTCAATGTAAGCGATAGAGAGATGGTAAAGAAAGTTGTGAATATGTGTCTTGATACGCATGGAGAGACCCTGGAAACGGGTCTGAGACGTGCAGAATCAGCATTAATACTTATGCAGGAAGGAGCTTGATGATGGAAAAGGAAGAAGAAAAGAAGCCGAAAAAGCGTGTACGTCTACTCACCATGCGTAATGTGTATGACAAGAAAATCTCCAAATTTCAATTTGACGGCATGTGGGCGGAGTATGTATCCCCTGAGCCCGAAGATCACGGGATATGGCTTATATATGGTGCGGAGAAGAACGGTAAAACCACTTTCGCGCTTATGCTGGCCAATTATCTGCGGCAAATGGGAAGAGTACTATACCTGAGTGCGGAAGAGGGTATCTCGGCAAGCATACAGGATACCTGCCTGCAGGTAGGCATACCGGAAGAATGTTACAATATGTACATGTACGAGTACATGCCTGTTGAGGATCTATGGGAGAAGCTGCGTGACCGTCGGAGTGCCAAAGTTGTGTTTATTGACAATGCCTCCTATTACAAGGATGAGCTGATGAATAAGGAGTATGGATTACTTAAGCTCATCCGTAAATTTCCGGAAAAGCTGTTCATTATTCTTGCTCATGAGGAAAAGGGAAGACCACATAATGCCGCTGCGCGACAGGCTTCGAAGCTGGCAAAAGTAATCTTCCATGTGCAGGGTCTGGCTGCCGAAGTAAGCGGACGTGTGGGGAACAATGTAGGAAAGAAGATTCCCATTGTCGAAGAGAGAGCCCGGTTGTATCATGGTAACGAATTAAATGGCAACGATTATGAGTAATAACAAACCTTCCCGCCTGGTGTTTTATGCCACCAATCCTCAGAAAACCTTGCTTCATCGCCTTAAACGACAGGCTGGCATGAGTGAGGATGATTACCGTACAATGATCTATGATGCCAGCAACGGTCGCACTGATTCATCCAGACAGCTATATAAGTATGAAGCTACACAGTTGATCAAAAGGTTACTTGATCCGCAAGGGGTGAACGAGAAACGCCAGGAGGAACAGGCGAGAGTCGTGGGACAGATATTCGGTATATCTATGCACATCGGTATTCTCAACAAAGATTATCGTAGCGATGATCCTGAAGAGATTGAGATGAACAAGGCAAAGATCTCTTCCTTTCTGAAAAGACGTGGAAGCATCAAAAAGGATGTAAGCCGACAAAATCTGGAGGAGTTAAAAGAGACTCTAAAGCAGTTACAAACGATTAAGAAAAAGGAGGGGAAATGAAATGGTATGACTGCATAGGATATATCCTCGGGATCGTCGTCAGCATTGTCCAAATCATTCTTACGAATAATCCTGATGTAAGGATATGGGCCTCTATCAGCCTGTTATGGGTACTGATCGCTCTCAGGAATAATAACGACAACGACAGAAACGAGAGAAATCAACATAGTATTAATTATTAAAATCAATTTTTATGGTAAAGACAAGAGTTAAAAAGACGATTATTACCGGCGTGACAAGCGAACAGGTAGAAGCGGCATTGAGCGAATTCTCGCAGGCTGACTCAAGAATTCAGAAGATCACCGCTGAAATGGAACTGAAGATTACTGCTATCCGTGACAAGCATGCGGAGGAACTGGCAGAACTTCAAAAGAAGAAGGATGACTCAATGGAGATCCTTCAGGTATTCGCTACGGAGAATAAGGAAAGCCTCTTCTCTAAAACAAAGAGTTACAAGAGTGCTCATGGAATTTTTGGATTCCGCACAGGAACTCCCAAGATCAAGCAACTTAAAGGTTTCACAAAAGAATCTGTGCTTGCTTTGGTAAAAGCCATTCTCCCAGATTACATCCGCACGGCGGAAGAAGTCGCAAAGGATCGTCTGCTTGCTGATCGTGATAAGGAAGAGGTAGCAGAGAAACTGTCTAAATGCGGTATGGTTGTAGTACAAGATGAAACATTCTATGTGGAACCCAAGAAAGAAGACCAGCCGTCCTGAGTACTCATATGCTCCTATCGGCAGCCGCTGGGTAGTTTATCACTGGGTGGAGACCGGGAGTATCAGCACGGCAGACAAAGTGGATGAGTTCCCCACCCGTGAAGAAGCAAGGAAGGAATGCTATCGGCTCAACGGCTGGAAGTATAAAGAGCCTGAAAAGAGAAAGAATAACCTCAAGTATTAATAATTTAATTTTTTACATTATGAATGAAATTTATTGGATGACCGTAATTGGTAACCTGTCTACTGCATTGACAGTCGTATGGATTGTAACTTTGATAATTATCGTTGTCATGCTGCTTGTTTTGTTGGTATCGGAAGGTGATGTAATCGAGGATAGGGACGACGAACACACATTCTTCAAATGGTTGAAGCGCTTTGT